ATAGGGGCGACGGTGTACCCAATTATATCTCTTCTGATGCAGTGTTTGTCAATGGGCAAAGACAAAAACCTTTGCGCGCTAAATACCTGAATAAGTTGAATGGTAACATTGATCAAATTGAACATTCTATAGATAACGAAGAAGAAAAACGTGGATGGATGAGAAATAGAATGCTTATTGATTTGGAATATATACCAGATGATATTCAACAAGCAGTATTGAGTGAATTTAATAAACCTGAAAAAGGTAGAGATAAAATGTTTAACTACTTTGTTAAACACAAACTGAAACATTTAATGGAGGACATAAGCGAATTTTAAAATGGCTATGACATTAGGCCTAGCTGAGGCATTAACAGCAGCTCGCAAAACCAAAAACGTGACCAAAAAGGTCGAGGCTTTGCAAGCAATCCCATCAGAGACCAGAGAACATCTTATGGGTGTATTCCAACTAGCATACAATCGACAAATAAGTTGGCTATTGCCACCTGGCACGCCTCCTTATACTCCTTTGGATGAAAGTACAGATCAACAAGGACGCTTGATTGGTGAAATCGGCAAGTTTAGTTATTTCATTGCACGCAATGGAACGCCAGTACAACCACAAGTACAACAGATGCGACGCGAACAACTGTTTGTCAGTATTTTAGAATCTGTAGATCCATTTGATGCTGAACTTATAATCCAAATGAAGGACAGAGAAATTAAAGGCGTTAGTAAAAACGTTGTACAGAAAGCATTTCCGGAGCTAGGATTATAAAAAAGGAACAAGATAAAATGAGCAAGACTAGACGTTTTATGTCTAAAGAAACTCACGTTGATGAACAAAACGAAGGTCCAACTAGAAGCGAACGTAGTCGCTCAAAATACCGCAAAAATCAACGCAAATTTAAAGAAGCTCTCCGTACAAAAGATTGGGAAATAATTGACACCCTAGAAGATCATTGGTATTATTAAAAATGCCAACATATACTTTTAAAAATATCAAGACTGGTCGTACGTACGATGAAAGAATGACCATAGCTGAGCGTGAAAAATACTTAGCTATTAATAAAAATGTAGAACATGTGGTTGTAATGCCAGCAATTGTATCAGGAGTTGCTGGTGCAAGAAAAACTGATGATAGTTTTAAAGACGTTCTTAGAAATATACAACATAATCACCCAAAGGGGAATATAGATCCAGATGCATTTTAAGTATTAGCTTTGATTAGATTCCCAAAGGTCTCTATAGCTAATAAATTCTTGAATATAGTCATCCCGCTTTTCGATAAACAGCTGAGGTTCATCAGAGTCTACTGCTATGATGGTGACTAGCTGGCTTACCGGTATTTTACATCTCTCCTCAAACATTACCGCATAAGCTGACTCCTGCATGAAATAGTTTTGAATCCACTCTCTACGCTTTCTTTTACTAGCAGTTTTAAAATCTATTATCGAAGCCTTACCATCAAATATTCCAACACAATCAACTTGTCCACCGACTCTAAGATAATCACTGTACAGTATACATTCAACACCAAATACTTCCTCAAGACGTGTATCTAATATTGGTTTAATTTGTTTGAAAAGAAAGTGATTGATTGGTTCAATTTCTCCATAATCAATCTCAACATTATTAATATAATCTTCACAAATTTTATGTACACGCGTACCTCTACGAGTGGCTTTCCTGACTATCTTATTTGCTTCTGCTGGCCCAACTCTTTCCCGCCATTCTTTTATTGCCTCTTTGCCTACCTGAGACGTAATAGTAGTAACAGAGGGATACAATCCACCAGGCGTATCATAATGACGTTTCCCATTTATATTTTTTCTTTTTAGAGATTCAAACTCTAATCCTTCTCTATGAAGAAACATGCTCTCTCACATTCTTATCATTAATCACATCCATCAATGAATATAATCCTGGTCGAACAACATACTTCTCTTTGAGGGTTGCCTTATGTATTCTCCACACATTCTGTAGTTCATTATATATTTTCTTATGTCCTAAATTTTCAATAATTCCTATTTCAGCAGCCAACTTAAAATTCTTATAATACCTTGCACTTGTAGAACTATCAGATGAACTTTGAGAGTCAGAAGAACAATAACACGGAATATCTTTACCACCATTACTTTCCACATAATCAATTTGATGAAGAGCATGATCATACCACATGTGTATGTGAGAAAAAGATGGACTCCATTCTATATTTTTACGTGACGTCAATTGTGCGCCTCTAAACATAATTCTCCAACCATCTAAAAAATGAGGATGGGTACCACTAATCGCTATAATTTTTCCATTCTCCATTGATGCCCACCACCTACCACCTTGTTCTAATACCCAATCAAACCTCATAGCCTCAACACTTATATTGTTGTTGAACCCCCTTTTAGTACATTCAGCAAACCACGCATGCAGAATACTTGGATCTGTAACTTCAAATACTTTTGTTAACGTCGGCCTTGTCTCTGCCATAATAATAATATTCTCCATTGCTATTTACTGCTACATAATCACCAGTAGCAAACCACTCGTCCTTGTATATACTTATATCTCCACTAACCACCAATTCATTATCATCTGCTACTCTAACATTGCAGTGCTTCTTATCACCCAATAAAGTAGCTTGCGGTATAGCTCTAGATTTATAATCAGAAACCATCTCTCTAGTTCTAAATACAGTATTAATAGCACATGGACCAATTTCTGACATTCCCCAATTAGTCATAAATGTAGCACCACGATCAACAAACTTTTCTATAAAATTCCAAGGCACTTTGTCACTTCCACTTGTTACCCATATATCAGTTAAATCTAAATCTTGGAAATTTTTCATTAGCAATATTGCTTTACCATGGTCTGGAGTAATATGAGTATGAGTATAATTTCTAATCTGACGAATAAATTCATATGGATTAAACTTTTCTATTGTGACGTCAGCCCCTATTGAATATGCGGGTAGAGTCTGAGCTAACAAGCCCCCAGCATGATCTAATTTACACACAGTATAAATTCGGCTATCTTTAGTAATTTCTTGTACGTCTATTGAGACAGCATTACATACTTTTAAATTATCAGGGTCTCTATAGATATCTTTAGGCGGCCCAGTTGTACCGCTACTGCTAATAGTACATCCCTCTTTTAGAATAGTATCAAAGTTAAGATACATATGTACCTTTCAATCTATTCCTTCTTTTAGAATATTCTTCTATATTCAATCTCCATACGGTTTGCTTAGTATAGTGTAGCATCAAATCTCCAACATTATCAATTATTCCTTGTTTATCTAATAATCCCATAAGTCTATGATTTCGAGCTGCTTTACCATTTGAATGCTCATACTCAATATTAGTTGTAAGGAATAACTGATCACTAGGGCACCATTCTATAAACACGGGAATAGCTTCTCTCCACACAATATCATTCCAATCTCCTTTACCTAAGCCCTTAAACGTGTCCGTGTATGGTAATTGACATCCCCTAAAAAGTATACGCCATCCATCTTTTGATGCTTCTGGAAATGGGTGACATCCAGCAACTGCTACAATTTCATTATTCTTGTATGCACAAAAGTATTCTCCTACTTTCTTACACCATTTAAATCTCATTGCCTTTAAACTAGAGTTATTAATGTACCCTTGTTCTTTTGCCTTTTGACAAAAAACTTCTAATGCAGGTATTAACTCATCGGTTATAGGTACTATCTTCATTGTCATTTACCACGTGCTTACAAATCTTCGTTATCCACAGTGCGTGTAAAAGGACCCATTGACCATTTAGCTTCATTCGATCGAACGCGCTCGTATACATGTGGAGGGTCATCGGCAGGGTGCCCAGACTTTCGCATGTGAAACATCTTATCAAAAGACATCCAGGCAGCATCAACCAATCCTATCTGCTTTCTTGTCAATACAGATTGATCATCACGTAAGGATGAAAACATTGTTTTTAAATCATCATAGAAATGATGTACGTCACCTTCTTCCCATGTATTAAAATTTTGATTAACTAAACGAGTATGCCGCCTTATCTCTTCTGCAATACCCCATTCCATCGCCCCAGTCATAATAATTCTCCTTTAATGCATAGTTGGTGTCTTAGGCTTATAGTGACTCATTTGTTCAAACATCTTACCCGTATCCTCTTCGCCAATCAACGCAACATAAAAATGATGCAATTGAGCTGCTAAACACCCAGCAACTGTCATAGGATCATCAGTCAATTCCACCTGCTCTTTAATAAATCGTTGTACATTACCATTTATTAAACTCATTAATTCTTCATCGCCCATATTAACCTCCACCACGTTCCATTGCTCTATGCCAGTATCGATATATTATGTCAATAACGTCTTTATCAGTATAGCGATCTGGTAAATCAAGACCTTTCATTATTTGCCAAATTTTGCTTGCAATTTCTCTATCTGTCATTTCCTAATAAACCTTCCAACATTGCCTTCCATTGCATTGCTCTAATGTCCCAATTATAAAACCCATTAGTATACCGCTTCTGCATGCTAAGCCTATCCTTAATAAAATCCTGATCAACCATCTTTACTGCACTAAGCAATTGATCAGCAAACCGATTACAATGCTCCTGATGATCTTCTGTCATCGGATACATCATTGTCCAGTTAGATGCAGTTTCAGGCAACGCTGCATATGCACTATGCACACATAATAACCCCGCTGACATCGCTTCTAATAGGGCTATACACGATGTCTCGGGCCAAATGGATGGATATGCAAAGATATGCATCTTCTGTAATTGCTTCTTCAATTCTTCGTTTGGAAGTATCCCATGATAATGAATATGACTATGTTCCCTACATTTATCAAATAACTTTTCATAAGGTTCGTTTCTTTTCGGCCATCCATAAATATCAAAGTTTGAATATACATGAAGATGAACTTCTTTTTTCATCTTAGCAAAGAAATTTTCATATAGGTGATCAAATACAGGAACAAGAAGCTCCAACCCTCTATGGGGCGTTGTATGATAAACAATATTAATCACATCATCAGGCTTTTCATGTTCCTCAATAGGAACAATTGCATTTGGCAATACAATGCTCTTACTAAATGGAACATTAAGAAAATCTCTAAATTGCTGCAATTGCCAATAACTAAC